GCGCCTAAACCAAAAGCTTCAGTATTAGAAAAAGGACCAAATAAAGGTATTCACAGCTCTAAAAGCAAAGGTATAAATAAAATTTTAAAACAATATAAATAATCAACAACAATCAACAATCATTAACAACAAAAAAAATTAAAAATTATGGCAAAATTTATCTCAATTTATTCATCGGGAGCTGGACTTGACGGTGGAGACATTTTAATCGGAGTAGATAGTATTGTAGGAGTAGACGCTGCTTCACCAACAACTACAGTAATCAAATTGAACGGTGGTGTTCTTGACGAAGCTACTATTACTCACGCTTCAGTAGGAACAAGTCCTTCAGTAAGAGATGCAATCAACTATGCATTAACAGCTAACCCAGGTGGTGTAAAAGCTAAAGTTGCTTTACCATCAGGTATTACAGTTAGTAACGTAGTATTCTCGTAATGAAACCAAGAGGCTTAGGTGATAAGATAGAATCTTTTACTAAAGCTACTGGAATTAAAAAAATCGTTGACACAGTTTCACAAGGTTTAAATATACCTTGTGGCTGTGAACAGCGTAAAAATGTATTAAACAAAATGTTTCCAGGAAAGTAATGGCTTTTAAACTTAAACCACCTTTTAGTAAATTTCCTACACCAATAGTAAATGTAGAGTTTGAAGAAGATGATGTTATAGGTAGAGCTGATAAGCGTGGAAATATTTTAATTAATAAAAACATAACCGATCCAGATTTAATAACTGAAACCATTAATCACGAAAATGTTCACATACATCAAATGGCTCGTGGAGATTTAGATTATGATGAAAAAGCAATGTACTGGAAGGGTAAAAAATATTTAAGATCATCTTTTGATGAAGGTGATAAAACTTTACCGTGGGAGGTAGAAGCTTATAAAGCAGAATAATTATGTCACAACCAAAAAAGAAATTTAAAGATACTAAAGTAGGAAAATTTCTACTAGGTAAATCAGGTATTATAAATGTGATAGGAGATATACTGCCTGATCAAGGTGCGCTAGGTGTGGTTAAAAATCTTATAGATAAAGATGAAGATCTACCACCACAAGACAAAGAAACTGCATTAAAATTATTAGAACAAGACATGACTGAATTACAAGAGGTTTCAAAACGTTGGGACAGCGATATGAAATCAGATTCATGGCTTTCAAAAAATACACGACCAATGACATTAATATTTTTAACAATATCTCTTGTTATTTTTATTTTGTTAGATGGTTTCGATATATCCTTTGGTATAGATACCGGATGGATTGACTTATTAAAATCACTTCTTATAACTGTTTACGTTGCCTATTTCGGTTCAAGAGGTGCAGAGAAATTTAAATCAATAGGCAAGTAATCAAATTTAATTAAAATGAATATCAAAAAAGACCAACTAGAAAAAATTCAAAACTTTCAAAAAGACTTAAACAAGTTATTAAATGAAGTAGGATTTTTAGAAGCCCAAAAAACCGCGGTATTATCTAAGTTCCATGAAGTTAACAAACAAACTGAAGACTTCAAAAAAGAACTAGAAGAAGAATACGGATCGATTAACATTAATCTTGAAGACGGTTCTTACACTCCTATCGAAAAAGAAGAAGAAGTTAAGAAGTAATGTCATCTGTTATTAGAAAAATCAGTATCGGATCTGATTATAAAACTGATGCGATGCATTATTCTTTGTCTCAATCTGTATATGGAGGTCACACTATTTCCAATATAATCTTTGATACAAAAGATAATTCTTATAACATTTACATTAAAAAAAACAACGAGGTATTGCCATGGAAGAAATTTAATTCTAACATGGCTATATCTGTTGAGTATGATTTAGAATATTAATGAAAAGCATTTATGATTTTATTGTTGAACCATTAGGTCAGCGATATAATAATGAAGTTAAGATAGGTGACAAAAGCCTTATAATTAACACTAAGCTTGAAAGTTTTAAATCTGTAAATAATATAGCAAAAGTTATTGAAGTTCCTTTAGCATACAAAACATCAATTAAAAAAGGTGATAAAATAATGATACATCATAATGTTTTTAGAAGATTTTATGATATTAGAGGTAACGAAAAAAATAGCAAGTCGTTTTTCAAAGATAATTTATATTTTGTTCAACCAGATCAAATATATCTTTACAAAAATAAAAACAAATGGATGTCATTTGGTGATAGATGTTTTGTAAATCCTCTTAGAAATAATGATGATATAAACGCTAATATAGAAGAAAGCCTTATTGGTATATTAAAATATAGTAATAATGCATTAGAAGCGCTAGGAATAAACGAGGGAGACGTTGTAGGTTACAAACCGTTTGGTGAGTTTGATTTTTTAGTTGACGGCAAGCGTTTATACTGTATGAAATCAAATGATATTGTAATTAAATATGAACGTCAAGGAAACGAAAAAGAATATAATCCAAGCTGGGCACAAAGCAGTTGAAGAACTTATAAAAGTAGCTAAAGAAGCTATTGTTGATTCTGATGATGATATATCAGCTGATAGATTAAAAAATGCTGCTGCTACTAAAAAACTAGCTATATTTGATGCTTTTGAAATACTTAACCGTATTAAAGAAGAAGAAGATATGTTAAACAATAAACCTAAAGAAGAAGCTAAAGCTAAACCTTTTGCAGGTTTTGCTGAAAGAAGATCTAAGTAATGTACGAACAAACTTTATACAAGGTAATAAATCCTATAAAGCCTCACGTAGTTAAAAAAATAAATAGATCAAAAAAGTGGGAGTACGGTTACAATAAAGAATACGATGTTATTGTAATTAGTAGGACAGGTCAGATTGGTGAAATATACGAAATACAAAATTTAAAAATAGCTTTACCAAAAGAAAAAGATGTTTTTAATAAAACTGATACATGGCAAGCTCAAGAATACCCTAAAGAGTTAAAAAGAATAAAAACAGTATTTGATTGGAAACAATATCCAGAAGAGTTTAAAGAAAAATGGTATGCGTATATTGATAAAGAATTTACCAAACGCCACGAAGGTTATTGGTTCACTAATAAAGGTAAAGCTACTTATATTACTGGTACTCATTATATGTACTTGCAGTGGTCCAAAATTGATGTTGGGCAACCAGATTTTAGGGAAGCAAACAGATTATTCTTTATATTCTGGGAAGCTTGCAAAGCCGATAGAAGATGTTATGGAATGTGCTACCTCAAAAACAGACGGTCTGGTTTTTCATTCATGGCATCAGGCGAAACTGTCAACCTTGCCACTATCTCTAGTGATGCTAGATACGGTGTCTTATCAAAGTCTGGGGCTGATGCAAAGAAAATGTTTACCGATAAAATCGTACCAATTTCCGTCAACTATCCTTTTTTCTTCAAGCCGATTCAAGACGGTATGGATCGACCAAAAACAGAACTTGCTTATAGAGTTCCCGCTAGTAGGTTTACAAGAAGAAAACTAGATACTAACGAACAGTTAGAAGAATTAGAAGGTTTAGATACAACTATTGACTGGAAAAACACTGGAGATAATAGTTACGATGGTGAAAAATTAAAACTACTTGTGCACGATGAATCTGGTAAGTGGGAAAAACCTGACAATATATTAAATAACTGGAGGGTTACAAAAACTTGTTTACGTTTGGGTTCTAGAATTATTGGTAAGTGTATGATGGGTTCAACATCAAATGCTTTAGATAAAGGAGGTAGAAATTATAAAAAAATATACGATGATTCAGACGTTACCAGAAGAAACCGCAATGGGCAGACTAGCTCGGGATTATATAGCTTGTTCATACCTATGGAGTGGAATTACGAAGGATACATCGATTCTTATGGATTACCTGTCTTCGAGACACCCAAGAAAGAAACGAAGGGAATTGATGGCTACCCTATAGATATAGGCGTAATAGAACATTGGGAAAACGAAGTTGAAGGTCTTAAAAATGATCCAGATGCTTTAAATGAATTTTATAGACAATTTCCTCGTACTGAAAAACATGCTTTTAGAGATGAAACAAAACAATCTTTATTTAATCTAAGTAAAATATACGAACAAATAGATT